TGATACAGGGTTCCTCCGCCGATATGACGAAGAAGGCAATGGTGGACTTGTATGAAGAGGGAATACTCTCTCACATACAAGTCCACGATGAATTAAACTGTTCGATAGAAGATAAGAAACAAGCTAAAAAAATAAAAGAAATTATGGAACAAACTGTTGAACTTAAAGTTCCTTTGAAAGTGGATATGAAATTAGGACCATCTTGGGGGGAGATAATTTAGTGTCTGAAAAATTACTTAATCTTTGTGTATCTTTTCTTGTCATTTCTGCTAGGATACTGACAGTTTTTTTTAAAGAATCTTCTTGTTTACTGTCTTGTTCCATACTTTACATTATTAACAAGTTTACATTTAATGCAATAAAATACTGCAATTTCAAAGTAAAGCGTGTAACGGATTGTATTTAATGAATTGTAAAAATGTAAAGGATGTAAATATGGCAACCGTCTGGTTCTTATTGGCGCTCATTGCGCTTCCTGGAACTCCCGCAATTAATTATAAAGGATACTATGCGTACCATACGCAAGAGCAATGCGAGGAGCAGCGTGTTTCTTTGGAGAATTTCATAGTGGATATGGAGATACGGAAAGGGCATGACACCTTCTATGTGGAGACATATTGTCTTGAAATGCAGGCATTTGAGGATCAATTAGAGAAATACAAGGAAAAAGAACAGCGAGGAATCGGGCTTGGGGCTGAACAACTTGGAGCGTAATGCTTAAAGAGCTTTGTGCTACATTGCTGATACTGTGCAATCCTGTCCTAAGTGGATTTGATTTTAACTATGCAAAAGATGATAAAGATCAATTTGTACAGGGCATTGCCGAATGCACCATAAAATATAATACCGATATTAATCCCTTCGAAAGAGCTATTGTTGTTATCAGTGTGGCACAGGCCATCATTGAATCGAATTGGGGAGAATCGCGCTTTGCCAGGGAAGCTAATAATTTCTATGGCATCATTCAGACAGACAAAACAGAACCACACATTAAATCTCTTCGCGGTAAAGCATTACTGAAAATCTACGGTAATAAATGCGAGAGCGTCGGGGATTATATTGAATTGCTTAATGGTAGCGAATATTTTAAAGAATACCGTGATATACGCGCAAAACAAGTTATCACGGAAGAAGTTGATATTTTCACGGTGATAGAATCATTAGATTCTTACGCCACTGATCCAAAATATACTGGAAAAGTAAAAGATGTTGTAAATTCCCTACTAGAGGATTATCCCTTGTTATTTAATCCTTGACTTTTATAATAATCCCATATATATGGGCACGAATGAAAAGGAGACAGAAGAATGACGGATATCACTAAATTTAAGTCAATCGCAATAAAGATTGATTCTTATAAAATAGCCAAACCAATGGCAGATGAAAAATACATGTCAATGGGCGCATTTGTTCGTTACCTTATTGACAAGGAACACGAACAGCAAACAAACGGCAAGGATCAAAGTAATGACAGAACAAAGCCAGATAAACATTAGGCAGGCCCTCTACGTAGCCGTTATAAATAAAATGTCAGGGGAGCTATCAGAACTGGAAGCTAAGGAAATATTACTGGTAAATAATCCCACTTACATTACAAGCAAGGATCATGATCACGCCGATCATATCGAAGAATTAAAGAACATTATAATAAAGAAACATGGATTACGGGAGGTTATTAATTCTCTCCGTGATACGCATTTTAAACCACAGAGCCCTCCAAAAGATGGTAAAAATAGTTAGTGCAGTAACAAAATTTACTGAAAATAATGAAGAATTTGTCCGCGTGTATTATACGGATGGGGAAATAAAAGTGTTTAGAGCCTTTGAATGGAGTGCTCTTGTTAAGGAAGGAAAAGACTTGTGGGATTCACATCAAGAGGAAGTATCCCAAATACAAGAAGACTTAAAGAAAAACCCGGAGAGATTTGATGGCTAACAAGGATATAAGTTATGATATTTATCAGCCCTTTGGCCCCAGTATCTTAAAAGTCAAGATGCCGCAGGCGTACATTAACCTACTCAATGCTGAAGCGGATAGAATTCTACATGATGAAAAATTAAGCAAAAAATACGACTGGAGCCATAACCTGGCAGGTAATGTTAAGAAAGAAATTGCCATTGATCCTAGTAAAATAAAAGGATTCCCAGAATTCCTGGTTACCATGTCGGACCAGTATTTAACAAAGGTACTGCCGGAATGGACAACAAACGCCAAAGTCAGCTTTCGCGTATGGGTGGTAAGCCAGTATGCAGGAGACTTTAATCCCGTGCATATTCACGATGCTAATTTATCAGGTGTTGCTTTTCTGAAAGTACCGTCCGGATTTGATGAAGAATACAAGAAAGAGGACCATCACCCGACAGCAGGATGCCTCGAATTCTTAGGATCGATTCCTAACCATTTTGCACGTCATAGTTATATTGCAAAACCAGAGGTGGGAGATTTTTATCTCTTTCCTTCTTGGTTGGCTCATCAAGTTTATCCTTTCCGCTGTAAAGGAGAGAGACGTTCTATGGCATTCAACGTGCACTTCAGCACAAAAGAGCCAGTTAAAGGGATTGATGTTTAATGACCATCCGGAATATCCAGAAAGAACGAAGTATGATAAAAAAGCACGCAACTACCGCTACAAGTATGATATTGATTTCAAGAATTATCATTGGAATGATTTAACCCTCAAGGAGCGCGACTATTGGCGCGGCCTTGTACAAATAGACGAGGAATATGCAAAAGAGAAACTTCAAAGTCGCCATGCGAGAGATGGGCGAACACGTCTCCAGAAGAATAGAAGAATACACCGAGGAACTCATCTATCTCAACAAGGGGGATGATGATAAGTTACGAATGGGATCAGTGGGAATGGACATGGACCATCCCCGTACGATCTTGTACGTTATTCTTCACAAACTAATACAGGATGATTTTAAACCACGCAATGATACGTATGAGGATACCATGTATGAAATATTTAAACAGCTAAAAATAGATGAGCCGAGCAGATCTCAAAAGAAAAAACCACAAGGGCCGACGAAAAGTAGGCTCAACAAAGCGAAGAAATAGACGGCGTATTAGGCTAAGAATGAAGATTAGACGCAAATAATCTTTTACGTCTTTTGCCCCATCGTTTTCGCCACGCCCACGCATTAAGCTGGCCGCTATACTTTTCTATTAGGCCGAGCAAGAAATGCATTCCTCGTCCTCATCGTAATTCGTTACAAATTTCTGATTATAAAGATTCTCGGGATTTTGGGCCGGCGG